AACAGCAGATTCAGTATCAACTTCATCATCATCATCAACGAGAACTGAAACTTCTTATGTAACAAGAACAGTCAACTCTACTGATGCTGGTGGAAATCCAGTTGTAAGAACTTATGTTGATACTGTTGTAACAACCATTCCAGTTACAACCACAACAACCACCACAACACCAGTTACAACCACAACGTATTCTGATGGTTCCACCACGTCTTCAAGTGGAACCCCAGTTGTTACCACTTCGACTTCTGATGGAACTGGAAGTGCTGCTGTAACTGCAACTGTTCTTGATGCTACTGCTGTTACCAGAACTGTTACAACTTCTTCAAGTTCCAACTCTTCCACAACAGGAACCAGAACAGTCACCAGAACTGTAACTGATACTGATGCATCTGGAAACCCAAGAACCAGAACTTATACTGATACTATTCTTGATACAACACCAGTCACAACAACCACAACAACATCCACACCAGTCACAACCATCTATTATGCAGATGGTTCAACCACAGTTGTAGAAGGAACTTCCACATCTTCAAGTTCTTCTTCAAATGGAACTGTAAGTTCTTCTGTGATTGCGACTGCTCTTGATGCAACCGCAGTTACTCGTCCTTCTGTATCATCCTCATCAGTTCAGTCCTCAACTCTTCCAGTTGTAAACGTAACTCTTACAGAGCACGATGCATCTGAAAACAAAGGAGTTCAGAAGATTGCAAGACATCATACAACAACTACCACAACTCCGATGGTAAGAACTGTTGTAACCACACCAGTTACAACCACAACAAACTCTGATGGAACTGAAACTGTATCCAATGGAACACCTGCAACCACATATGAACTTTGGAATGATGTTGGTATCTCACACGCATATGATAGTCTGTTTGGTCGTGTAGACCAACTGGAAGTTCTTGATAATATTAATGATAGTATTAACGGACTTCTCAATCACGAACCATCACAAACTAAACAGAGATTAAGAGTATTTGAGAACAATAGATTCGTTCAGTCCTATAATGCTGACGGATATTCTGCTGATTCTAAAATCTTCGGTGGTGGTTTTGAGTTTGATTTAACAAAAGGTTGGACTGTTGGTTACCAGTATAATAGAGTCAACATAAACCTCAATGGTGTTGATTCAAGGACACATCAGAACAAAAATGTTCACGGAATCTTCAACACATTCCACGGCAATACATTTACTTTAAATACGAATGCAGCAATCGCAGATAGCAAGTATACTTACAACAGAACAGTCGAAGGTGTATTTAATAATGAAGGTTCCACAACTGGAAATGAGTGGTGGGTAACAAACCGTCTTTATATGCACGTAACCAAGTGGTTAAGTCCATTTGTTGGTTATACTGTATGGAACAACCAGAGAAAGGCATATACCGAAACTGGTTCGATTCAATCTGCTAGAACTGTTGAGGCATTTAATCAAACAACTCACGTTGGTGAAGCAGGACTCAAACTTGAAACTAGATTTGGTGGTAAGAAGAATGATGTATTTGGTGTGAGTGTAGAAGGTGCTTATGCTACTGATAACTCTTATGGTGTCAGTGCTTCTGTTGATTATAAGCAAGTCTTGTTTATCGAAGGTTCCCACGATGTAAATGGTGGAGTCACTAACAATTCGATTGCTGGTAAGGTTAAATTTAGGTTCTAAATCCTAAATAAAAAGGACATCATCAAATAGACTGATGGAAAAGAAAAAGGAAACCACTATGGGACAATTAATTCGTATTGCTATCTTGAGTTGGTCTGCCGCTCTTCTGACTGCATCATATGCAGGGCTTCTTGCTAAGATGGATCCAACTTTTATTGCTACGGTATTTACTGCCTCTGCTGCTACCTTTGGAATTAACACTATGAAGAAAGGTGGAGATGATGAAGATGAAAAAAAAGAGGAACCACGTAGAGAGGAAGTGGTAGAAACCCTACCAGAACCATCTGCTCCAGAAGAAGCAGCACCATCTCTTGAAGAAAGAGTAGAAGCTCTAGAGGAAGGACAAGTTCAACCTCGCACTCCAGGAGCATAATGGCTAAGTCTGCCAACAAGGGTAAGAAAGGTTCTGCTGGATCTAAACAATCCAAGCAGAACCAGGGCAATGCCACTGCTAACAAAGCAAAGAATGGTGGTAAGAAAAAATGAACTTTGAGGTATTATGCCAAGAGAATGGAACACTCCAATTCGAGAACCTTGGAATCCTGTAATTAAGAAATGCCTTGATGGTGTTGATGAACACATCAAGGCATATACCAAATCAGGAGATGACTGGCACTTATCACAAGCAGAAATATTAAGAAAGTATGTAAAAGATTTGAAAGTCTGGATTCATAAACAAGAGGGTAGAGAATGAAAAACCTCATCGTTGCACTTGGACTATCATTAAGTTTAGCATCTCCTGCATTTGCTAGTTCGGTAGAAAAGAAACAACCAACAGTCAAAGCATTCAGTCTTGCTGCAATGGGTTGTATGATACTACGAGAATGCACGGAAGGAGTCGAACAACTTACACCAGAATCAACAGCACTCTTTGTAAAAGAGTTTGATCCATTTAGAGAAGAAATCAAAAGTATTCTTGTAGCACTTAACAAAGTCAATGTTCCTGTGTATCTTGCTCCAAGTAGATACTTCACTCCAAGAACAGTAGGACTTTATAAACCAGATTACAATCGGTTCTTTATTAATGAGGAACTCTTAAAAGATCCAAGAGAGTTTCTAGGAACGATGAGACACGAAGGATGGCACGTCGTTCAGGACTGTATGGCTGGTGGAATCAAAACTTCCTTTATGGCACAAGTTCATCAGGACTCAGAGATTCCATCTTGGGTGATGAAGAATACTAGACTTGCTTATGAATCAATGGGAATGAGTCGTGCTGTTCCTTGGGAAGCAGATGCGAACTGGGCTGAAGAACAGTCAGGACAGACTGTAAAGCATTTAGAAATGTGTGCCAAGGCACCTCTCTGGGAACAAGTTCGTCCTACACCAATGACGGCAGAATGGTTGATTGGATGTGGATGGATGAAACCCCAAGACGGATACAAAGAATACTCACCAAATAAGAAAGCAGATTATTGTGTAGAAGGTAAGTTTTGATGGATATATTTCCTTGGGGTGTTTTTATAATATTATCCTGTGGACTTATTTTTACAGCATATATAATTTACTCAATAATGAAACTAGCATTTGAGGAGATGAAAGATGAAGAACCTAGCACTCATTCTGTCAGCGACAAGTCTGGCGATTAGTGGAGCACTTTGTTATGGTGCTTATGTGACATACCAGAAAGCACAGAAGATTCTTGAGAACCCAGAAGAGTTTGTTGGTGCTGTTGTAGAAAAACAAGTGAATAAAGCATTTGAGAATCTACCTATTCCTAAACTAAATACTGAGAAGTTTAAGTTATTCTGAAGAATGGCAGACAAGGATCCTTACATCTATAGAATACGTGAAATTCACAAGGTTGTAGATGGCGACACTATTGACGCTGATATTGATTTGGGTTTTGATATCTCCCTTACTAAGCGAATTCGTCTTGCTGGTGTCGATACCCCAGAGAGTAGAACAACTGATGCAAAAGAAAAAGCACTTGGTCTCGAAGTTAAAGAGTGGCTTAAAAAAAGATTAGAAGGTGCTACAGATATTTTGATTAAAACTGAACTTCCTGATTCAACAGAGAAGTATGGTAGAATCATCGGGCACTTGTATATCAATGGTGAAGCAACATCCCTCAACAATCAAATGATTACTGAAGGTTATGCCTGGGAATATGATGGCGGCACGAAGAAAAAAGATTTTGCTGAACTAGAAGCGAAGCGTAAGAAGTAATCACTTTGAGTGAAACTTTTTGTATTGTTCTTTCTTTTCTGCTTTTTGTTCTTTCTTGAGTAACTTATTGACTTTTTTGAGAGACTGACTTTTTTCAAACGCAAAGAATATCTGTAGTTCATATGGGGTAAGATCTCTATTCAAGAGTTTCTTACCCCTTACAAATAGTTGCTCCACAATTGGTTTCATTTTCTTTACCATCCATTCCACCAGAGATTTGCCAACAAGAGCCGCAGCAACAGAAGCAGTAGCAGTGGTGCCAGCAAGTATAACCTGTTCTTTTGGAGGAACTGGAACCTGTCCGATGAGTGGTACTTCAATGATGGGCACTCCTAGATTATTAGTTGGTGTGAGTGTATTATTTTCCTCTTCTTTTTTATTTTCTTGATTTGTTATTTGTGGAACTTGAACTTGTGGTAGGACTGGTTTAGCATCTGGAAGTCCTCTTTCTTTTTGCTTTTCTTCTTGTGCTTGCTTTTCTTTTTCTGCTTTTACCGCAGCATCAAACTCTTCCTGAGTTGGAACATTAACAGTTGGATATTTGATTCCTGTGTTAGGCATATTAATGATTGGAAGTTCCATTCCACGAACAACTGGAACTTCTGCACCTCTTAAAGTTGGTGGTTCAATCGCAGGAATAATACTGGGACCTTGTATTCTGATATCAGTTGAACGTATCTCAGTTAACTTTATTGGTTCCATTGACTACATCCTGTACTCGTGGATATTTCACAACAATGTCAGCACAGATTTTTGAATAAGGACTTTCTGGATGAAAATAAACACCTGCTTTGATTGCTTCACCACACTTTAATAATCTCACAAGTTCAAAATCTAATCTTGCTTTGTCTGCTTCTGCTTGTTGTCTTGAGATTTCAACTCTTGCTCTTGCTTTACATATCTCTGTAAGACTTCCATCAAGAGGAAAGTTAAAACCCATCGAGAATCCAGCATTTCCACTATGCGTTTGGTATTGTGTTGGGTCTGCTCCTCCATTCATACTTCCCAGAACAAAAGGAGATAGACTCATTGTTGGACCCTGGCAACTCACACCAGAACCAAAAGTATTCATAGCATAAGGACCCTGAAGCACCTGAACTGCCTGGTTTGTTACATTACCAGTCGCAGATGCAGAGGGTCCTGCTATGTTTGTGTTTGATGGAGCTTGTTGTGCCCCACTTCTACTTGAACCCGCAATCGTTAATAATAATGCAGTCGTTATTGCGTAAAGACTGACATTGAGTTTGTTGTAGATTCTGTTGTGGTGGTTCTTTCGATCCATGTTTCTTTAGCAATCCCAGGTCCAAGATAGGTTTCACTAAACTGGAAAGGAGCACCAGGATTCACGATAGAGTATCCAGCACCCTTTTGAGGAGTTCCTGGAATATGAATATTAGTTCCTGTAACGGTATAAGATTCCCCAGTGGTATATTCTATTTGTTTAATCGTTTCAATAATCTCTGTATGAGATTTTGTTTCTGCTGTAATTGTCCCCCTTGTAAAGTTAGGCACTACGGTATTCGCTAGAACGGGGGAGGAAAATCCTAGCAGACAGATGCCTGCTAGGACCCTTCTCATTTGAATACGCTCAACTCAATGCTTCTTTGTGCCGTTGCGGTTGTACCAGGACCGCCTGCAGTTACAGTAGGAACACCAGTTCCTGATAATGTTCCGGCAAGAGTACCAGCATTACCGCCTAACTGAGTAGTAGAATTCCCATAAAGGTTGGGAGAAGCAATTGTTCCAGCAGAGACCGACTGAGTGGTGACTGCAGTATCAGCATCTCTGGAAGTTTCCGAGAAAGTAAATGCTTGACCGTTTGTATTGATTCCATATGAACCTGCGCCACCAACTCCACCAAGAGTGGTAACGTCAATATTTGTACCTGAGACAGAATAGGATGCACCTACTCTCTCTGTTTGTATCGCAGCACCCTGAACACCAAGTTGAATAGAGTCAGTTATTTTTGATGTAATTTCAGCAGCACTAACAGGAGTAACTAAGAATAATGTAGAAAGAACCAGGAGAACTTTCTTCATTTTTCTTGCGTGATAAACACTGAAACTATTTAGCAAGATGCATCAAAATTGGGGCTTGACGTAAGTGGGAAACAGTAGTATGATAAATAAGTAAACAAATGTTACGAAACACTCATAATTCGTAACATTGCTCACACCCGTTAACCGAGACCTATGGGTGTATAAATTACGTCTCTCATACCCAGTCTGAGGGTGACTGGGGAATAGTATCACCACCATTTCCCTGATGGTCTTACTACTCTTTTAAAACAAATGACTGCTTCAATCGCTCAACAACGACAATCGAATACTTGGGAACAGTTCTGTCAGTGGGTAACTTCAACTGATAACCGCCTTTATGTGGGTTGGTTTGGAGTCTTGATGATTCCTTGTCTGCTTGCTGCTACCATCTGCTTTATTGTTGCCTTCATTGCCGCACCTCCTGTGGACATTGATGGTATCCGTGAACCTGTCGCAGGTTCTCTTATGTACGGAAACAACATCATCTCTGGTGCTGTGATTCCTTCGTCCAACGCAATTGGACTGCACTTTTATCCAATCTGGGAAGCTGCTTCCCTAGATGAGTGGCTCTACAACGGTGGACCTTTCCAATTGGTTGTGTTCCACTTCCTTATCGGTATCTACGCTTATATGGGTCGTGAATGGGAACTTTCTTATCGTCTGGGGATGCGTCCTTGGATCTGTGTTGCTTACTCCGCTCCTGTTGCTGCTGCTTCTGCGGTGTTCCTTGTTTATCCTTTCGGTCAAGGTTCCTTCTCTGATGCAATGCCTCTTGGAATCTCAGGCACGTTTAACTACATGCTCGTCTTCCAAGCAGAACACAATATCCTTATGCATCCGTTCCATATGCTTGGGGTTGCTGGGGTATTTGGTGGCTCTCTGTTTAGTGCTATGCACGGAAGTCTGGTTACGTCTTCCCTTGTCCGCGAGACGACAGAGCAAGAGTCTCAGAACTATGGTTACAAGTTCGGACAAGAAGAAGAAACCTACAACATCGTTGCCGCACACGGATACTTTGGACGACTGATCTTCCAATACGCATCGTTCAATAACTCACGTTCGCTGCACTTCTTCCTTGCCGCTTGGCCTGTAGTTGGTATCTGGTTCACTGCTCTTGGCGTTTCCACGATGGCATTCAACCTCAACGGTTTCAACTTCAACCAGTCAATCATTGACTCTCAGGGTCGTGTATTGAACACCTGGGCTGATGTACTGAATCGTGCTGGTCTAGGGATGGAAGTAATGCACGAGAGAAACGCACACAACTTCCCTCTTGATCTTGCTGCTGCTGAAGCAACTCCAGTTGCTCTCACCGCACCTGCAATCGGTTGATACAAGATACAATTTAAAACTGGGGTCTTCGGACCCCTTTTTATTTCGGAGAAAATAAATGGTTTCATCTACTTTACAACAACCAATTTCACAAAGGGGGTGGTTCGATGTCCTGGATGATTGGCTTAAGAGAGATCGTTTCGTTTTTGTTGGCTGGTCTGGACTTCTTCTTTTTCCCACAGCTTATCTTGCTCTTGGTGGTTGGCTTACTGGGACAAGTTTCGTTACGAGTTGGTACACTCATGGGATTGTATCCTCCTATCTTGAGGGTGCAAACTTTCTTACTGCGGCAGTTAGTACTCCAGCAGATTCTATGGGTCATTCTCTTCTTCTTCTCTGGGGTCCTGAGGCTCAAGGGAGTTTCGTCAGATGGTGCCAACTTGGGGGACTCTGGACTTTTGTGGCGCTCCACGGAGCCTTCGCTCTTATAGGTTTCATGCTTCGTCAGTTTGAGATTGCTCGACTGGTTGGCATCAGACCTTATAACGCAATCGCATTCTCTGGTCCTATCGCCGTATTTGTTTCTGTGTTCCTAATGTACCCACTGGGACAATCCAGTTGGTTCTTCGCACCATCGTTTGGTGTTGCTGCTATCTTCAGGTTTCTTCTGTTTCTTCAGGGTTTCCACAACTGGACCCTCAACCCCTTCCATATGATGGGAGTTGCTGGTATACTAGGAGGAGCACTGCTTTGTGCGATTCATGGAGCAACCGTAGAAAACACTCTATTTGAAGATGGTGACCAGGCAAACACTTTCAAGGCATTTGAACCGACTCAAGAGGAAGAAACATACTCTATGGTTACTGCTAACCGATTCTGGAGTCAAATCTTCGGTATTGCTTTTAGTAATAAGCGTTGGTTGCACTTCTTTATGCTTTTTGTTCCAGTTATGGGTCTCTGGACTTCTTCTATTGGTATCATCGGTCTTGCTCTTAACCTCCGTGCATACGACTTTGTATCTCAGGAGATTAGAGCGGCTGAGGATCCAGAGTTTGAAACGTTCTACACGAAGAATATCCTCCTTAATGAGGGTCTTAGAGCGTGGATGGCACCAGTAGACCAACCCCACGAGAATTTTGTATTTCCAGAGGAAGTATTGCCCCGGGGTAACGCACTGTGACCGCACAGTATCTTCTATACTTGGTTATCTTCGCATTCGCACTTATCGTTATTTTTACTGAGGACCATGATGACGATGATGACCAAGATGGAGGAATTCTACAACCTGCTTATTCTCAGGGGGGTACTTGACCCCCTTTTTTTAAATGCTATGATTACTTCAGAAACTCCACATAAACTTGCAGAAATAATTAGAGATACTTGGCCTAATCTTTACAGAAAACCACAAGTATCTTATGATGAAGAAAAGGAAACAGAAGATGAAAAAGTATAATGAAGAATATTTTTCAGTTCTGAATAAAAAAACTGGAAAGAAACTTTTGGACTGTGGTGATGAGTCCGATGCATTAGCAATGGTTGCTTTTGATCCACAGAATAGAACTTATACGCGCAATAAGTTTTTGATGGGACAAGTTGTAGATATTGAAATTCCAAAGCAACTACCAACAAGTAATGTGGTTGAGAGTAAATGGGATGATCCAATTCTAGAAGATATTGATCCCTGGAACTTAAGGGGAAGGCAACCAATGCAACCAGTCAAAAAACAACTGCCAGAAGATAAAAGAATTCCACTAAACACTAAATAACTTTCAGTTTTATTTCGACTATGAAATTTACAATTTATTCCAAAGACGGTTGCCCATATTGCACAAAGGTTCAACAGGTGCTACAATTAGCAGAACTGCAGCATGTAGTTTACAAATTGAATACAGATTTTACTCGTGAAGAGTTTTATGCCGAATTTGGTGTAGGTTCTACATTCCCTCAGGTGATTGTAGATGATAAACATATTGGTGGTTGCACCGACACTGTTCAATATCTGAAGGAGCAAAACCTAGTTTAATGGACAATAACTTTCACGAAGTTTATGGCGATGTTGAGAAAGCAATCGATTATGCTTTTAAGGGACAATTTGTTTTGAAGTTTTATGACTATTTGAAAGTTCGTGGATCACGGAGACAGGAAGTTGAAGAATTTATTGAAAGTGCAACCGCAAATGAAATCAATAATCTTATAATGGACCTTGATGATTATCTAGAGGGTGGTGCTGATGAAATTCATAAGCAACTTCGTGAGGGTTATGGACACATTCCAAAACCAGAAGCAAGAAAAATAAGAAACTACTTGTACGGTATCTTACAAGATGCCTGGAAATATAGTCATGATAGACGACCAGGAAGACGCAAAAAAGAAACTAAATAAGAGTGACCCCCAGATTAATCGGGGTGTTGAGTTATTACTACGCAATAGGAGAAGAAGATCAGAAAAACCAAAAACTTTTCAAGTGAAGTTTGGTAAGATGATCACTCTCCTTCGCAGAGAGTTTCATTTCTTTATAGAATTTCACTTTGATGTTAGGAAAAAATAAACTCTCTGGAGAAGGAAAATGCTAGCAGTAACTCTGACCATAGGAACATTGGTTTCAATTATGTTCTTTTTTGTAGGAGGTGTGGTAGGATGGTTAGCGAAAGAACATTTCTACCAAACGTCTCCAGTTTACACACATCCAGAGATGTTTGATAATAATGGGAATGTAATACCCGACGAAATTTTAGCTGTGAGATTTGAAAACGATTATGACTACGACGAAGACGAAGAAGACGACGACTGAAACACCAATCGAAACGCTTCCTACAAACCCCTTTATTTTTGAGATTTTAGAACTCGCTTCAAAGCAAAGAAGTAATGCAAAGAAAGTAGAAGTTTTAAAAACTTATGAACATGATTCTTTGAAATCGGTGTTCATTTGGAACTTTGATGAATCAATCATTAGTCTCCTTCCAGATGGCGATGTTCCTTATGGAAATGCTGACGAACAATCTGTGTATGCTGGGAGCCTTTCAGAAAATCTTGCAAAAGAAGCTGCAGGTGGTTTATCTGCTACGGGGCAAGATTTGGATGGACGTGGGCGCACCTCACTTCGCAGAGAATATCAAAATCTTTATCACTATGTAAAGGGTGGAAATGACAGTTTGACCTCCATTCGCAGAGAGATGATGTTCATTAATCTTCTACGAGGTCTTCACCCCAGGGAAGCAGAAGTATTAATTCTTACAAAGGATAAAAAACTTTCTACTAAATACAAAATAAGTCACGAAAATGTAAAAGAGGCATATCCCGATATTCAATGGGGTGGTCGTGTATGACTGTTGCAACTGATACGGAGAAGAGTATGGCAGAATATGGAAAAGAAGAAAGAACTGTTCTGCCTAGTACTTATGGATGTGAAATTCTTTTAGAAAAAACAACCATCAATCAAGCAAAGGATACTTCTTTTCCAAACGATGCCTATCTAATTTGGTATACGGTAAAGGAAGAAGAGTGTATTGATTTGGTGAGAGGAACTAGAGTTCGTATCTTTGATATGTACTATGATAAGTATGGTCCTGGTGCAGTTAAAAAAATTGACTTTGGATACGGTAGAACAAACCCTAAACTATGGGGAATAAAACAACCCGAAAAAAAGAAAAAAAGATGAGTAGTGGATTTAAGGGAGACGTTAGTCCTAAAAAAGATAGAGAATTAAAACTTTATATTAGAAATAGAGAAGTAAATAAGTTAATTAAAGAATATAAAAAACTTAAAAAATATCAAAAATCTTCAATTTTTGAAATCGAAAAACTTTCGGGGCAAGAAACGAAAATTGATAAATTAATTAATGAATATGGAATAGATCCTGAAGCACTTGAATAATGGGAAAACATTACTTACTTAACTTGTATGGATGCTCGTTTGTTCTTTTGGACGACGAGCGTTGTCTTGTAGACTTATTGGAAAACGCAGCAGTTGCCAGTGGTGCTACTGTGATTCAGACTATCTCAAAAAAGTTTGAACCACAAGGAGTTACAGTAATGTGTCTACTAGCAGAAAGTCATATTAGTATTCATACTTGGCCTGAGGAAGGTAAAGCAGCAGTTGATGTTTATACCTGTGGGGACTGTAATCCAAAGATTGGATGTGACATTATCATTCAACAACTTTATGCAACTGATCATACGTTAAGTTACATAGAACGGTAACAAAAGTTACAAAACTATTTGCATATATATCAGAGGCATATTAAAATGTCCACACGTTCATTCCCAACGGGAACGGAAGTAAGCCGACTCGGAACGGATCGTTCATTCTCTATTCGCAAATAGAGAACGCAAAAGTTGACTGAAGGAACGCTCTTTAACCTAAAAAACTAAGGAGAACCCTAATGTCTAAAGTAGTATATCGTGGTGTTGAATACGATACCACCGAACGTCCAAATCAAACGTTCAAAATTCAACCACACGTTGAAATCTATCGTGGAACAATGTTCTGGGTAGATGAAAACGGAAATAAACTCTCAATGGAAAGATCCAAGGGAGGTACAA